GTTAATACATTATTTGACATCTATCTTTCTAAATTTATTTTTTAACCTATTACTTTCCCTTTTCCCCATTTCATTTCTGGTAAACCGTTTTCGTACGACTTACCATCATAAGTTAAAACTTGTTTTCTGTTCGCGCCCTTTTCATTGTATGACACGTGTACCCAGCCGCCTGCTGGATCATCTGGATTATAAAATTCTAGAATTAATTGATCAAAGTCTACGTTGTTTTGTAGCCAGTAAGCTATTTGAATATTTGGTATGCCCGCTATTTCAAAGTCAACCGCTTGGCCCTTAGCGTGCTGGCTCGTTTTTTTCGAGCCGATAGCTTCGCAAAGTGCTTCCGATCTGTAACCAGAGGTAATAGTAACGGGTTTCTCAAACTTTGCACGAACCGGTTCCAAAATTTCATAGCATACATTCTCCAAGTTTTTAATATCTCCAGCTCCTGGGGAATTGTCGATTCCCTTTCGAGTCGCCGTCATAGACTTAGTCATTTCTTCAAGTTTAAAATGTTTACTCAGTTGCATTTTTATACCTCTTCCTATTATACTTCTTTTTACTTTTTATTACACGCATTTTATATCGTCTATCTCTTAATAATTTAGCCATTTTATTAGATTTTTTAATCAAGTATTAGTGATGTAATTTTCTTTTCGCCCATATAAATTTCTATATTAGCTTTAGATTTTATACACTGATAGACAACTCTATCTTTAGATGACTTGTCCTTCATAGCGTAACGCTTGGACTTCAAACATTCTGAGATTGAGTCTTGGATACGATGCTCGACAATTTTATTATCGACGATAAGTAATAAGGCAAAAACAACTTCAACCATTTTAGCAATCCCATTTTCTCAATGCTTTATTAATTCTACTGTTAGGATCTCTTGCAGTTTTTTTAGATGTTAGTTTCTTTTTCATACCACCCATTCTAGCGCAGAATGATTTTCTACGACTACTTGTTTTAGATTTTGTAGGTGCTTTTAATTTACCACCTTTATAGCTAGCTCTACCTTTGGCGTTTAATCCGCCAGAAGGTGACTTGCCTTCTTTTCTAGTCCACGCAGGAGAGCTTCCGCTTTTATAAAAAGCTCTCCCATATCCTCTTAAAGCAGCTCCGGGCATTATTTTTTCTTTGCCGTTTTAGCAGCTCTTTTAAACTGCTTCGCTGTAGGCGCGCCTTTAGCTCCCGGTTTTCTCATCTTCTCACCCGAGCCTGCTTTTATTCTTTTACGCTTAGCGTGTATGTTTGCGTATAGTCCTGGTTTAGCCATTAGTGTGCTCCTTTCCCATTTCCGTTTCTAATTAATTTTTCTACGTCTTCATTTAACTTTTTAACTTGTTCTTTTAAAAAATCAATATTAACTGCATTATGTCTCATACCCTTAATTTCCTTTTCAAGGTCCTCTAAAATGCCCGAAATATGCTCTACGAGCATAAATAATTCTGCCTCCCCGGAAGACTGACCAAGTTCTCCCCGAGGGTATTTGACTCTAAATTCTGAGTTAGCTTCTAAATCTTTTTCCATTAACTCTAATGTCGTGCTATGCTGGTTAAGCTTCTCATTGATGCCAAAGTATGCCCAGGTTCCAATCGCGACCATACAGATCAACGAGGCTACCGTTTTCATCGGCATTTGTACTGCTGCTTCTTCAGAAATTTTTAAAGGTTTAGACATTGTGTACCTCTTGACAAGATGGGCAACTTTTCTTGTATCTTGAGTGAGTTGCGCAGTGTTCTGTTTGATAGATTGGTGTTTCTGGTTCCGGTACTACAGTATATAATTCTTCGTGCGGATCCATTTCCTCTCTAGGAGTAAACCAACCTTTAATTATGTTTATTAATCTACTCAATTTCATTCCAAGCTTCCTCTTCATTTGTAGGTTTTGGTAAGGGTAATATTATATTTTCGTCTGTCAAGTATTTTGGTATTACCAGCTTCTTTTTACTAGATTTTATGAACTTATCTCCCATTAATTGTACGTCTGGATTCTCTTTTTTGTACTCATCTTTCATATCATCCCAAAGACTTTGTGAGTCAGCTGGTCTAGTGTTATCTCTTGCAGGAGTTACACCTCTACATTTAGATACAAGTAAAGAAAAATTTTCATTTAATGCTAGACTTGGATTAGCATTAACTCTACCACACATTTTCATTAGTTCTAATTGTTGTTTGATTGCTACGTTTTCTTTTGAAGTTTTACAGTCTGTACCTAAATATTTTCTGTAAGTTATACTAAAATTTTGTGAATCATTATCGTAATCACTTGAGTTATATGTATGATAATCTTGTGTGTTATTTCTATCTTCAACTCTAAATTCCATTTCACCACACCTTACACCATACTCATTAAGATATTCATTACGAGAGTGTGCTGGACCTGCACATAAAGCTAACCAAAGCATTGCTATAATTAAACCACCTGTAAAATAATAATTCATCCTGGCCACCTCCATACATAACTACCTATTTAAATCCTTAATATCATAGTCGTGTTCTCTGACTTGATCTGCTAATTGTCTGTATAAATTTTCTGCCATCTGCCAAGTAGATTCTGCAGAAGTTAGTCTTGTGTTTTGATCTACAATTTTATCTTCAGCAACTTTTAAATCTCGTTTAAGATCTACAATTTGTTGTTGGTTAGTGTTGATAGTATCTGTAAGATTTACAATATACCTAACACCAGTAAAAGTTCCGACTAGGACCGATGCCACAACCGGAACCATTACTATATTTTTTTTTAATAAGTCTGCTAAGTTCATTAGAATTTAGTCCAGATATAATCTTTTATTCTTAGAACTGCGTCTTTAACTTTTTTCCACGCTTTTTTTATCATAGGTTCCTCCCTTGTTATTTCGTCATTACATTGACAAAATTTACCATAAAATTTTTCAATTATTTTTTTAATCATTTTTTTTCCAATCCATAAAACATATTATCAGTGTCCTCCGTTATCCAATCTTTACCTTCCACATCCCAGTACGTTGTTTGTACTTTGTAATCTGGCCACGTTTCTTTATCAGTTGTATAATTATTAACGTGCCAAATAATTCTATTGTTAGGCTGAGCTGCATAGTTGCCATTATCTAAAGCAAGTATGTGTGCACACTTGTGCTCTTGTGGAATCTCAGAATGTTCCGTATTTAGTATATTAGTCTCTGGGTGAGCCCAGTCAATAGTAAATAAATATTGTCCGTGTAAAAATTTTTTGTCTTTATTTAGATATTTTCCGTCTACACCAGCAAGAAAATCAAAGCAATGAACACTAGGCCAGTAACTAAAACAGTTCCACAATTGTAACGAGTCGAGCGGCATATCTGGCACTTCGGATCTATCATAACGTTTTTGGAAAAACGCTGAGATAGGCAATCTCCAAAAGCACGCACCATTGGGTAGCATAATGTTAAATAAGAGAGCACGTCCTGATATACTTGTAAGGCCGAAGACCACACACTCTTGAGTTTCTCCGTGATGTTTTTTAAGGTCATAAAGATACTCCTTTCGTATCTTGCAATATATAGGCGGTATGTTTGCATTTAAATAAGCCATAACTAATTTCTCCACCAAAAGATAATTGTTTTTCTATCATTTTGTTTTACACGTTTGACCCCGTGGTATACTTTTTGACCGTCAAATAATGTCAACATACCTTTTTTAGGGCGTATTAATATACCACTTTTTGTCACAAATTCACCACCTAAAAAATTATTATTTAAATAAATTAAACTATTATGTTTGGTTGCATTCCTACCAAGGTCTGTATGTATGTGAGGATGTGAGTATGAATTTATATGCCAGTTCTGCAACTGCGCACTAGATAATTCTAAATCTAATTTTAATTTTTTTTTAATAAATGCTTGTGTTTTTTTTACAATTGGATCGTCAGATATTTCTTTAGTTCTTTCTTCCCAAGACTTTGGTTCATCGTGATGGCCCAGGTCTGGTAGCATCTTATAATATCTGTCACATTCAGAGCTAGATAAAAAATTTTCAAATACATAAACCCGGTCGCCTGATGCCTGGTACATCATTTTAGTTTCTCTAAATCACCCCAATTAGAACCACGTTCATAGTCCACTTGATTTGGCACTGCTAGGTCTACACACTCTCGCATTATACGCATAACTTTTTTAGCTGTACCGTGAATAGGAATAGATATGTCTAGCTCATCGTGTATTTGTATATGTGGAATAATATCTTCTTTATATAATTCTAACATAGCTTTCTTAGTCATATCTGCAGCTGATCCCTGTATTAATCTATTTAGAGCTTTATATGTAAAAGCTCTTCGGAAAGTATTTTTATGCCAATAATTTTTTTGGGGTTTTCCTTCAGACGTTTTTAAAATTTTTCCCTCTTCGTCTTTTAAAAATTCGCCCATTTCCTGCAGTTCCAACATTCTCTCGTGATCCTCTGCGGGAACAAATGTTCCCCAGTCACTGCCACGTAGTACAGGTTCATACTTAGGAAATCTACATCTACGTCCTAATAAAGTTTTTATATTACCTCTATCCTGTGCAACGTTCATAACTTTATTTGTTAATTGTTTTACAAATGGAACTTTAGAATGGTATTGATTAAATAATTCTTCTGCTTTTTCTTTACTAACACCTAGTTCTGCCTGTAGTTTTGCTTTACCCATTCCATAAAATAATCCAAGGTTAATTGTTTTAGCTTGAGTTCTAGGTATGTCAGCCATATCAGCAACTATCTGATGGAAGTCTGTACTTTTATCTGTGTCGTATGCATCTGCAATAGGATTAACTGAAGGTAAATCCATTTTTAAAGCATAGTGAGCAACTAGTCTTGGTTCTTGTTGTGAGTAGTCAAAGCAACCCCAGGTACAACCTTTTTCTGGTATGAATAAACTTCTTATTAAAGGTCCTGTTTCTGGATCACGCGCTGGAATTTGTTGTAGATTTGGATTTGTATAAGAAAATCTTCCTGTTACTGTTCCTCCATCATCAGATCTAATTTGATTTATTTCAGAATGTATTCTGCCTTTATGTTCAAAGTTTAGTATAGAATCTATAAAAGTTGTTCTTACCTTGTTTATCTTTCTAGCTTCTGCTATTAATTTAACTAAAGGATGTTTATGTGTAGTAAGGAAATTTTTAGTAAATGAAGGCTCGTTTGATTTCAGAGTACGATCATAAGGAAGTTTCAGTTTATCGAAAAGTTTGGCGATCGACCGGGCAGCCATTATTTGAATGTCTAGGTTACTTTCTTTTTTTATTTTGTGCAGGATTGTTTTTTCTTGGAATGCTAACTGTTGCTTTAGTGTATGAGCTCTTTGAGCGTTTACACGAACGCCTAACATCCTCATCTTTATCAGACAAGGTTGAAGATCAGTTTCCAGATCAAAAATAGATTGTAAGTCTTCTTCTACAATTATTTTTTTTACCTTTTGCCATAACTCATAAGTTAATTGTGCATCTTGTTCTGCATATGAACCAACTTCCATAGCTGGTAATCTCCACATATCTTTCTTTGCGTCTAAACCTCTTTCTTTAGCAGCTGCTAAAAGTTTTGATTCATTCTTACCTTTGTTTAAATATACCCAAGCTAAAGTATTTAATGTATACGAGTATCTGTTTTCATCTATTAGTGAACACGCTATCATCGTGTCAACAACTCTACCAAAAATTTTTAATTTTAAATCACTAACTATCCAACATATATCATACATTGCGTTATGAAATATTTTTGTAGCTGGAGTTTTTAAAACACCTTCAAACCAAGTTAATACTTGTTTGCGATTCATATTAGGACCAGTTTCGTGTGCTATTGGGTAATAACCTTTCCAGTCTTTTACTGCAACAGCAATACCAACTACTTCACCATTACCTATAATTGAACCAGATCCTTTAATTTTTAAATCAGTATCTCTAGTTTCTAAGTCAATTGCTATCTCATCGTATTTACTAAGGTCTGGAAATTCTGTAGGTGGTAACCACTCAGTTTCAGGTAATATCATTGTAATCCCTTTCAATAATCATTTCAATAAAATGTATTGCTTTTAACAAATCTTGTTTCTTTCCTTTGTCGCGATGACGAACAATATATTTTATTGCACAACCTTCAGGGTACAATAAATTATTTTCAACTACAAACTTACTTGGTTGAATTTTATATTTTTGATAGTGAGAACCGCCGTGCTGTTTATCCCAAACGGATTTAACATCTTCTGTTGCATCGTATGGTTCTTCAATTTTTATTTTTTCGTTAATTTTTTTTAAATCTCCTAACGTAACCTTATCATCTATTATCCCCATTGCTTTTAATTTATCTATCATAACTGGTATCCTTTCCTTTTGATTCTTGCTTTTAATAAATATAAATTATTTCTTGCTCTCGTGGTAGCTACATACCACACTCTATGCTCTTCGTCCATCTTATCTTGACTCCTTTTTATTGCTTTGTTTATTTTATCTCCCATATCCAAACATAATATAACATTATCTTCTTCACCGCCTTTAATAGCGTGAATAGTTGAAATCCAAATTCTTGCTGGCTCATTTAATTTTTCTCCTTTCTCTAACATTGCTCTAATGTAATCTTTTTCTTTTCCATTTGCTTGAGTAAATACTTCGTACCAAGGTTTTTTAGAATCCCATTTAGAACCAGGTATATATTCTTGAATATCTTTTATATCTTTTTCCTCTAAAATTTTTCCTTTGCACCATAAAGTATAATTAACAGCAGCTTTGTATAATCTTACTCTAAAACTTTTACCTTTATTGCTTTCAAAATATAAATTTTGTTTTCTTAAAGCTTCATCTATTTTCATTAATCTAGAAATAGTTCTAGCTTGAATAAGCCATTTACCTTTTGTTAAATCTATTTGACTTAAATTATTAATAACTTCTGTAATACCTTCAAAATTTCTAGGGTAATAAACTTTTTCTTTTCTAATTCCTAGTATTCTTTCTACGCATATCTGTGATTGTTCTTGAACTGATTTAGATATTCTTTTAGAAAATTTTAAAACTTTTTCTTTTGCTGGTTCTTTTATAAATCTTCTAACGTCTGCACCTGCCCAAGCAAAAATAGCTTGGTCATCATCACCTGCAAGATAAATATCTTTAGAAACTTTTTTTAAACAATCATATAACTTCCATTGTAATGGAGATAAATCTTGAGCTTCGTCTATAAAAATAGCTGTAAACTCTGGTATACCAGATGGGTCATCTATAACTTTTCTAATCATATCGTTAAAATCATATAGCTTATGATTTTTTTTATAATTTTCTAAGTTGTCATAAATATGTTTTAATGTTGTCCATTTTACTTCTTTAGGGTTATGTTCATTTCTATCAAACTCAGTTCTAATATCTGTATCTCTGTTAATTGCTCTACCTATCATTTGAAAATAAGGATTGTCACAAGTTAAATAATGTATCTCTTCTTTATTATACTTATCTACATACCTAACTTTTATTCCTAATTTTTTTCCTAGGTCTTCATAGTGATACGGTTGCATTACTTGTTCTTCTTTGAGTCCAAGATAATGAAAACAAAATGAATGTAGAGTTTGAAAGTAATCTAGTTTATCATCTTCTACTGGCATTCTAGTTTTAGCTTCAATTGCTGCTTTCCTAGTAAAAGCAAAGTATCCTATTTTATGTAAAGGTGTATTTACTCTAACGTAAGCTCTTGCCCTGTTAATTAATCTATGAGTTTTGCCAGTGCCTGGGGGTCCATAAAATTTATACAACATCTTCATCTTTCGTAAACTTAATTAATTCTTCTACCTCTTTTTCTTTTTCAAATTTATTTAATGGAATTCTTACAATGCCACGTAGACCTGGATAGTATTCACCGTTAGTATCTTTACCTGGAAATCTTTTTTGACAATCAAAGACTGCTTGCTCTTCTTTTTTATCTGTCTTAAATAAATCTCTTGAGATCATTATAGAAGTTCTTGCTGTATCATATCTCCATTCTTTACTTTTTAAATCATCATAAAAAACATCGTAAACAAAATAAGCATAGTTATCATCTTTTAATACACCACCATTTTTAAATGAGTTATGACTTGTTGCTTGAACTCCGTTAATATAATCTTGTAAATGTTTATGTAGTATGTCTAATGGGTTGGTCCCTGATGCCGGTTCTATAATATCTATATCTTTCATTTCAAATAAACCTTTTAACACTGCATCAAATTCATTTCCTTTAATACTTGGTGGAACTATATGTGCTTGCTCCATTAATAAAGCTCTCAATGCTTTTTGACTCTCTATTTTGTAGACATCTTTAGCGTGAACCTGTACACTTTCATCCGTTTTCTCTACTGTAAAAAACCATTCTGGGTTTGGTTTATAGTTTATTTTAGTTAATCCAGATAGTAATGGCCACTTCAATTGTCTGTCAGAAGCAATACCAAATTTTCTTTTTAAGCAAGTTCCTTTCATACATACACTGTTTATTGGATCTTGATTGCAAGTATGTCCTGCAGTCTTTTTATCCCAAGCTTGCACTTTCTTTTTAACGTGGTCATCAGTCCAGTTTGCATCAAATTCAAAATAATTTCTAGCTGCTTGTAATATTTTATTTCTCCAGTCATCAGGGTATTTTTTCTTAGCAAACACCATATAGTTATATAAGAATCTATCTCTACCATCTTTCATCTTTTCTTTAGTTAGTATTGCTAAACAAGGTGGACCATCTGCAAATTCATTTCCACCGCCTGCTAATTCGTTTTGTATTATCTGGTTTATTCTTTCTTTTAATTGTTCTCTAGTCTGTAGGTTAAGACTTATTGTTTTTATAAATTCATCTAAAGTCATTGACGATCCATCTGGACGCAAAGCTCTTCTTTCTTCTCCGTTGTATGGTAGGTTTATAAAATTACCATTTATCTTTTGTTTATTTACATCTGTTCCTAGTCTTGTTTGTTTTGGAAATACTTCTGTTGTAATAGGTAGTTTAAATAAAAATAATATCTGTTCTAAAAATTCTTTTATTTCTATTGCTTTTACAGGTTCAGTGGTGAACACATATAAATGTAGTCCACCACTTTTGGACAGGACAGGTATGATTGGCAATTCTTTTTCTTGTATGATGTCTAGAAAATATTTTCTATTCATCTTCTCATTATATTTATCAATGTCTATGGCTCCGAATCGTGCCATACCATTGTCATCACACGGTTGGATACCTATTGATTTTGTTCCATCAATATGTTCTGTATAATCTGTGTCTATAATACGGACACCAGACCATCCTTGTTTGTATTTTTTCTTTCCTGTTTCCTGGTCTATGTAACCATTCTCAGTTTCGCAGGTGCCATAGTTCCTTCTAAGCCCTGTAAAAAATTCTATAAATTCCTTCATACTGTCCACAATGTGGGCCCAGTCTCCCGGCCCCACACTGCACTCGCAAGTTCTATCGTCCCGATAGAATTAGATAATTTCCTCTTTAGCTTCTTGCTTTTCATATTTTGGTTTTGTGAAACCAACGGATACTTTCTTTTGAAAGTCTGCACCCATTTGAAACATTGAAGCATCTTGGGAATTGTTTAAATCCAACATCCTTACTAGAGTTGGTTTATAAACGTGCCAATTTTTATCTCCTGCAGATTTCTCCGCAGTTTTCAGATTGAAGATTGCTGAAAATGATGCCGGTTGGAACGTACCTTTATCATCTGATACTCTAAGATTCTTCAACATATTATTTAACTCTCTTGCTGGAGTTAAATTTGAAGACCTCATTGTAATCACAGCAGGTCTAGGCTCATTATTTACTAATGCAATCAGATAAAAATAAATAGTTTTCTCAACATAGTTACCATTTGATAATCTATATTTGATTCCTCTTATTTCTTCTTTTGCGTCAGCTGGTGGAGCCATATGTACACCAACTGGTGCTGATGTACCTTCACCTTTTTGTTGCCATTCGGGCCATCTTGTTTGTGAATGACATACGATTGCTTGAAGACCTTTGTCTCCATCAATCAATGTGCCAAAGCTGTTGGAATATATCATTCCTGGTTTTGCATCTTTGACATATTTTGCATTCCTAGTGTTACACTCTGGAGATAGCTGATGTAAGATTTTCAAGATAGGTGTACTTATATCATCTTGATTAATCTCTTCAGTACCTTTACCAGCGAATGCTCGTTGATTTATAGTAGCTACTTGACCCGAGTTTGCACGCGTCGCTACTTCTTTGTCTGTAGACATATTGTTTACTCCTTATTTGTTATTGTTTATTTTTTAGTTTTGTTTGTTTGCCTTCAAACAACCAAAACAAGTCCGCAGGAACTTCGTTTCCTTTTTTACTCCATTCCTCCAGAACAACTTTAAGAGTCGAAGGATGAACCTTTTCTTCTTGAGAAGGTTCATAACCTTGACCCTTTGCAAGGGTAGCAAAAGCCATTGCCTTGTTTTCTTCACCTTGGCCAAATGCAACACTGATAGTATTCTTAACAATGTCGCCTAGACCATTATCGCGAAGCCATTTATACGCCTCATACTTTTTATCTGCTTTCACAGTGGCGCTGTAAACATCTTTGATAGAAAGTTCTGATCCATCTTTCATCTTTAATGTTTTTAAATTCATTTCTTCCATTAGAGTTGGAATTCTAATATTTGATAATTGTTTCTGCTGATCTTTCAAGTCTTTTACTTTTTGTTCTTGCACAGCTATTTCATTAGAAACTGTCTGCAGTTGTTCTACAACCTCAGATAGTTTTGTAGGATCAATCACTTCACTTTGATCCGGAGCATATTGTCTTTGATCTATTGTCATAATAATTTACCTTTCGTATAAGCTATATAGATAGGATAATTATATTTGTCAAGACTTATTTTTGAAAAATATTTATTTCTATTGGATAATATGTTTTTTCTTGCCTGTCCCACTTTAAAAGTTTAAATCTTCCATTAGTTTGATCTGAAACTAATGAGCATACTACACCTATAATAGCTGGATCACCTGATAATAAAAGATAATCATTAGTTGTAAAGTTCTTTAGAAGCGTTCTAAGTTTAATTACTAATGGACCTGGTGATAAAATTATTTGTGAATAAACAGGTAGCAGTGTCACAATTTCACCAAATTTTTGTGCACCTAATACATTGTATTTAGGTTTTCCAGTTTCTTTATCTACAGGTATATCCTGTATTAAGTATACTTTTGACTTTTGAATTTTTGGCTGGTCTTTAAATAGCATTTTTATAAATATTGGGTAGTCCTAATCTAGGTCTATCGTCAAATAATTTTCCTTTTCCTTTTTTTAAATCATTGTAATGTAAAAAAACTTGACAATGATTATTACCTTTGAGGGCGTCTCTCCAATGTTCTAATTCACATCCCTCATATATTATCATATCTCCGGGTTCCATAAATACAGGTGTACCTTTCTTTTGTTTTTTACCCTTAATATATAATGGCCACTTATAGCTTTTATCTTTTAAATTATCAATATCATATCCAATGCAAATAGTAGTAGATAATTCACACGCTGGTCTGTCTATATGCTTAGCCATTGTAGCATTTTCTAAATACATACGCCAATATGAATAGTTTGGACCTAATTTTCTTTGTGATATTTTTGCAACTATGGGCATAAGTTCTATTAATAAGCTTTCAAATAAAGGGTCTGAATACCAGGATGCAGCTAACCTAACTTGTTTATCATCCATTACCCCATCTATTGTATTTCTATACCAAGGTTCTTTTTTAAAATCTATAAGGTTCATATACCTCAACTTGCAGTAGTTATATAAAAAACTACACATTTTCTTATCTAATATGTTTTTTACTAGGGTATATTTTTTTTTCTTAAAATCGCTCTTGACTTTCATATAGGATAATATATATAGGTTTTTAGAAAGAAAAGTCAAAGTAAAATTATGAAGTATAAATTTAAAACTGATCCTTATCAGCATCAGTTAGATACATTAAAAGACTCGTGGGAACGAGAAAACTTTGCCTATTTTATGGAAATGGGTACTGGTAAAACTAAGGTGTTGCTAGACAATGCAGCTATGCTCTATGATAAAGGAGAGATAAATGGTTTGCTTATTATAGCGCCTAAAGGGGTATATAGAAATTGGTATGAAAATGAAATACCAAAACATTTACCTGATCATATCGAGAAAAAAGTTGTTTTGTGGAAAACATCTGACAAGTCAGTTAAACAACAAAAATTATTAAACACTATGTTTGATACTGGAATTGAGTTTCATATTTTAATTATGAACGTTGAAGCTTTTTCATCTAAAGACGGTCCAAGTTATGCATATAAATTTTTAGCTAGTCATAAAACTATGATGGCTATTGATGAGTCTACAACTATTAAAACACCTACTACCTTAAGAACTAAGAACATTACAAGTTTACGACACTTAGCTAAGTACAGAAGAATTTTAACAGGATCTCCTGTTACTAAATCTCCATTAGATTTATTTTCTCAATGTGCATTTTTAGATCCTTATCTATTAGACCATCAATCTTATTATACTTTTAAATCTAGATATGCTTTAACTAGAAAAATATTAGCACACGGAAGACAAGTTGAAATAGTTGTTGGATATATAAATCTACAAGAACTATCTGATAAGATACAACCTTTTTCAAAAAGAATATTAAAAGAAGATTGTTTAGACTTACCTAAAAAAACTTATATTAAACACAGAATAGAACTAACCGCAGAACAAAAGAAAGTTTACAATCAAATGAAAAAAGAAGCCATTGCATTTTTAGATGGCAAGATGCAGTCATCAGTTACAGTAATGACTCAATTAATGAGACTACATCAAATTACTTGTGGTCACTTTACAGCTGATGATGGAACTATTAAAGATTTAAAATGTGATAGGCTTGGAGAACTTATGGACATTGTAAGTAATATGGAAGGAAAAGCTGTTATATGGTCTCACTATACTCACGATGTTGTTAGAATTATAGAAGCTCTTAAAAAAAAGTACGGAGATAATTCTGTAGTTGATTATTATGGTGCTACATCAGATAATGAAAGACAACAGAATATTAAAAAGTTTCAAGAAGATGACAACTGTAGATACTTTGTAGGCACAACACATACAGGTGGTTATGGTATTACATTAACTGCAGCTAGTAATATGATTTATTATTCTAATGGTTATGACCTTGAGAAGAGACAACAATCAGAAGCACGTATTGATCGTATAGGTCAAACTAAACCTATGACTTACGTAGATATAATTTGTGAAGATACTATAGATGATAGAATTGTAAAATCTTTACGTAAAAAAGTAGACATAGCTAGTACAATTTTAAATGAAGATTTAAGACAGTGGATTTAAAAAAGTCCTTTGTCTATAACTTTCTCTAGCAACAGAAGTGATACTGCCCCAACAGTACCCAATACCACCCAATAGATCTTGTCTATCTTACCGCCCAAATCGTGAATACCTCCGTGCATATGTTTCATATCTTTTTTGATACCTGTAATATATCCGTATATAGATAATAAGTGTTCTCTAGTACTCTTTGGTTTTAGTTTATCTCCTGCTGGCATTATGCTAAATTCCTTTGTTTTAATCTTAACATTTTTTCTTCTTCACTCAATAAGGCAGTTTCAGTTTGTGTTAAACCTGTGTTCATTAAATTATTGTTTTGAGTTAATGCACTGTTTATTACTTGTGAAGAAGGCATTGGTTGCGCTGCAAGTGGTGGTGTTTCTATTTCAGGTAATAAATAATTTTCTAAATCTAAACCTTCTGGTTGCACTTCTACTACATCAATGTCAACAGATCCGCCTTCTGAAAATCCTTCAATGTATGGACCCGGTTGAAATAAAAATTGATTGTTTAGTCCTATTCTTTTCATATCATTAGCCATTCTTCTTAAGTTAGGTCTAACTAAAAGATATGTATTTGTAGAACCTAAGTCTCTAGCTATTTCTGCAAATCTTTCTTCTATATCTTCAGACGGAACATATGGATTAAATTTAGCATTTATTAAAGCATTAAAAGATTTATCTGTTATTTGTCTATTGTTAAATTGTTTTTTTAAATTAGCTCTGCTTACACCTAAAATTTGTGCTGCGTTTATATCATTATACATTTCTTGAGACACACCAAATCTAGCATTGTTAGATTTTGCAAATCTTATAATAATATCATTTGGTTTTACAGGACCACCTTTTAATAATCCAAAATAACCACCTGTAAATTCTCTTCTAGCATTTCTAATACCTGCTTGATAATTAGAAATTTTAAAACCCATAGATTGTTCGGGGTCAACTTTAATAGGACGTAATCCCATAAACCCTGCTATCTCAGGACCTACATCTAATATATCTCCTCTTTTTGTAGGAGTGTCTGTGGCTGCTTGAACTAATCTTACGTATTGTTTGTATGATGGTGCTAACGCATTTCCTAAATGTAAAAATCTAATTGCAGCTTTATCTCCTGGTGAAGTTTCATCTGTATATAATCTTCTGCCATCTTTTGTTATTCCACCTCTTACAGTTAAATCTCCAGCAGCCTCTGTCCAAATAGATTCAGATATAAATGGATTCATTATTTCAGCTCCTGCCTCATTAACTCCGCCAACAAAACTTTCTAATAGTTGTTCATCGTTCATAGAACCATCTTGAACATTATTTAATATAGTTCTAAATGGTCTACCAATTATGTCATAAGCATTACTGTGACTAAAATCTATGTATCTTAAATTACCATCATCATCTTTCATTGGAATAAGTGTAGAATTTTTTGACCACTCAGGAACAAATCTTCGTAATGCTTGTAACTCATCTTTAGATACATCATATATTGCAGCTGCGCCTTCTGTTAACGCAATAGGTATGCCTGTTGTAAAAGTTGCCATTCCTAATAATCTTGTCATACCTGTTTTATATGTACCACTCGTTCTAGCATTATTTGCAACTATTCTTTCAGTTCCATCTTCTAATATTTCTGTAACCGTTGGGCCTATATTACTTCCCTTAACCCTGACGCCTGGTGCCGGTATGTGTTTCATTTCTTTAAGAGCTTGACCCACTATGTTTGTAGTTGTTCTTATCATTTCAGATGGAAATGACATAAAATTACCAATGGGTAATAATCTTGCGGTTCTTACAGCAGAACCAACAAACGCATAATTAGGTACAGTGTTTTTAACAATGTCGGCTGCTTCTGTTTTTAATGCAAAGTCATCTAAAAACTCATCGTAAGTTC